CGCACCTGGAAGACATTCCACGTACGCCTTAATTGTGATTCTGCAACATCCTACAAGCTAACGCCTCTGTACGCAATGGCTGTTGTTAACGCTCAACCTGTTCTGGATCGTGATTTCCGTGCCCTTTTGGCCGATAATGCGATCCGCCTTCCACCCCCGGAGCTAGAGGACATCGATGATTTCCTGGCAGTGATGGAGAGAGAAGGAGTGCAGCGAACACCGTTGGTAATCAACGGGTCACCCGAGATGCCCTTGGCGATGACGGAATTCAAGGACGTGGCAACCGCCATGCTCTATGAGTTCAACGTCCGGTTCAATGGGCGTCACACCGCCCATCCAATCACGGGATCGTGCAGAACTGCTGGCGAGTATGTTCTGTACTCTTGTGCTACCGCTGAGAGTGGCCGGCGTCTGCTGCAGTTGCCCCTCATTGACTTGTGGTCCTGGCCATCTCGTCTCGAGGACAACTTCAACAACCTGGCTATTTACTCAGTGTCACCATTGGTTGCGGCCCATGACGCTGGCAGGCGGCTCAGGACTCCCTTTACTGTGGGGACCTGCAGTTGCCAGCCAGCTGATGTGCTCTCTCGGGGGTGCCCTCACATTGCCGGTGGGGATCACCACGACTATGTGTTCACCTGCATGAACGGTCTTTACTACTTGCGGAAGCACGAAATCTTTGAGGGAGGGTTGAGAGCCCTTGGAGATGCCGACCATGTCAATTTTCTCTATTGCGGAGTTCAAACGATTGACTCATTCCTCGGCGTGTATCCCGCCGGCGAAGGCATGTACACTGTCAGCGCCGGAGGTAATGTGGAGTGTACACTTGACAAAACCTATCGTCACCCTTACCCGGCTTGGTTGAGGCAAGGAGGATTTCATGTTGAGATCGGTGGGCTGGACTACACAGTCACGGCTAACCTGATCAAGGCTTATCCTTCTAGATCTCCCGAGCAGTGGGCAAAGGCGAGCTGGCGATTGGTGACGGCTTTCTCTCCTGACAGCTTCTTCCAGGTGTGGGCGATTGGAATCGCGCGTGGTCATCTGGTCTTGCAATCCACTTTGTCTGTGGCCAATAGACCTAGATTTGACGTGATGATTTACCCTAGCATAATTACTAGGGTCTTGCCCATTTACCGCACAATGATGCTGCGCTTCGATGAGCTTGCGGTGCTTGATTCAAGTGCCACCGTGTTTTCCGCTTGTTCTGTCGTGCTAGGCAGGGATGCAGCGCATTTCTGTTCAAAGCACTTGTCGCCTCTCTACGATGCGATGTGGAACCTGCGACTGCCATGGTGGGCACCAGGATCGCTCCAGCTCTTGGACCGCTTATCGTTGATTGGAATGAGGATCAAGGAGACGCGTCGCACTGAGGTGCTGACCGAGAGAGTCACGAGATACTATGAACGCGGAGGTGCCGGTTTGCCGGTGCAAGTGAGCGTTCAGTCCGCTGAGTACACCCTCGAGGTTGTACAGCGCACGATTGAGTCGAGGGCACAGCTTGTCCCCATGGCTAAAGCCACCACACTTGTTGTTGGTTTGGGCTTGGCCGGGTACCTGTTGAGATTCCTTGTTAAGTCTGCGGTTCGGCTCCCTGCTCCAACGGCGGCCTCTAATCCTTTACGGGATCAGGGCACGGCTGTGATGAGTGGGTTGAGACGGGCCTACAGGCGCGTTCGTGACGCAATCAGAGGATCGGAGCTCCTCGCCGGAGCCGTTGCTGACATGAAACGTTGTTCGGTCTTCGTGCCGCCTGTGCCTGTAGCCATCAAGGGCTATTGGTCTGGTGTCGCGGACCGTTTGAAGGCTTTTCTCACCGTTGGAAGGGAGTCTTCATTCGACCTGACTTGGTTAGAGTGGTTTAAGGAAGCTTATCCCGCCGCCATTTCAGTGACCGGCGTCTGCACTGAGGAAATACTCAAGAGCTGGCAGCCGAACTTCGCTTTGTATGAATTCGCCTATTGGATGACCGTGCCCGGGTATGATCTTGGGACGATGTTCATGGGTCGGATTCCAGCACTGGCTATGCACATGGCTGTGGAAAGAATGCCTCCAGTAGCGCGTGTTGTGGTCCATTCTTTGTTCAATGTGCTTGTCTCGCCTTTGGTGGGCAAGCTCGTTGAGAGAGATATGTTCCGCACAGGTGTTGCCTGGGGTACCGCAGCCTGGATCGTTAACTTCAGTACGTCATTAATGGAAGTGATGACTACTCCTGATCCCTTCTCCTACCTTGTGCTCCGTTGCCTGTTTTTTATGGGCGACAGATACGGGGGTGCCGCTTGGCCATTGTACATGGTTGCAGGTGTGTACGCTCTGTACAGGTGGCGACGAAAGGTTAAGGATGCTTATCGACATTGTGCAAATAAACTGAAACCTCAGGAAAAACGTGAGCTTGAGGAACCCCCCCTTGATGAAGATGGGGCTGAGTTGCCGCGTGTCATCGCCCCCCGTGAGGCTAAAACAGGAGTGCGTCGAACTCTAGCCAGCCATGCCAAGTTGCAGGAACAAAACTGTGATAAGGTGTCGGCCGCTAAAGCTACGTACATACTGGCCAATACCGTGGGAGCGCCCTCGCAACAGTTGATTCATGGGAAGGAGGAGGATAGGGCTATGTTCGTTGATAGGCATTTGGCGAAAGCGCCAGCCACCGACATTGCTTACAATCCCTTCTACAATGATCCCGAACCGCTGTTCAGACACCTGGGATTCACCACTGCCAATGAACCCCTCCCCTTCTGGGACCTGTTCGAAGTTTGGAATGACAAGGACAGGTATTCATCCGCCAAGAAGGAAGCTAACAGAGTTTACGCGTACGAAAGTATTGCCAGGCTTAGATCTGGCAATCTGGATGAGTTCGGACGATATAACGTGTTCTCTAAGAGCGAGAGGTACCCAGTGAAAAATGTCTACAGTGACGACCCACTGGAAGAACCTGAAAGGAAGACGAAGGTGTCACGAGGAATATTCGATGACCCGTTCCTTTCTGCATTGGCAGGTCCACTTATCATGCAGCCGACCAATCAACTAATGTCTAACATGCGTCCTGAGAGGACCGTGATTCCGGTTGATAGGGTTAGCGGGGAGCAGATGGGGGACTTGTTCTTTAGGGCCGCTTGCCACTTGCTTGGCATAGCGTGGAAGCCCGCAGAGGACGAGGTGTTCAATGCCACCGAAGCCGAAAAGGTTTTCTTTTCGAGAACGATTAAAAGTGACTACTTTGATGTGATCAGGAATGACCGGTCGACGGCCCAAAAGGCCATGAAGATGCGGACTTTCCTCATGTCGGACACTGCAGGAGCCATCACAGTTGATGGTGAGGTGTTTAATCTCCGTCCCGTGTGGAAGAAGATTCAGAAGAAGCTGTTGAAAAGTCCATGGTTTAAGGCAAGAGCCGAGAACGTGACTTCCGGCGACTTCGATACTTTCTTTTTCAACACTGTTCACAACATGTCGCTCGCCTATTCCGGGTTAATGATGTGGTATGCCAGAAAGAATGGGCGTACTATCTCGAGCCTGGTTGACGACGATGTGTTTTGGATTTGGGTGGAGACCATGGCATCAGTCAAGGTGTTCATCAAAAGCGATGACGGGGGCCGCATTTGGATCAACGATGCGGATGGACAGGAGCAGCACGATGCCATTACTCAGGCATTTGAGGCAGCCGGTCTTGCCCTCGAAATGGGTGTGTGGGGCTATGGGATGACTTCGTTGTCGTTCTGTGCCACCAGGCCCATGGTTTGCGTTGATGGAGTAGTCTGTGTGAAGGAGGAGGGCCGGTTTTGGGGTAAAGTTGGCGCCACAACCAATGCGAATGCGTTCCACAACGCCGGGGCTATTGCTGCCCAAATCGCGGAGGATGTGAGCAAACACCCCAGTATGATCATAAGGACATATGGTAAGAGGTTGCAGAAAGTTGCGGCCAAGAGGGGCTGGAATCCACGCCCTTCCCTAATGCCCAGTGATTACTGGTTCGCAATCCAACAAACAGCGGCACATACGATGACAGAGAGGATGAGGGCTTTCTATCTTAAGTCGTATGGACTCGATGAGAGTGATGTGGTTGACGTTGGCCAATACATCGCCAGTGCTTTTAAAACGTTCATGGAAACTGGAGTCCCAGTGGTGATGGCACATCGGGTGCTTGACGTTCTCAAGAACGACACACCCATGCCAGACACTGATGAGGAGAATGCTGACGTTGTGGAGACGGATAGATGGACCATGCCTGTATTGGCCTCTGGTCTCTCCGCTCTGCAGGAGTTGGTGCCATTCCACGGGAAGCTTGTGCCTTTGACGGTGCAGACTCTCAAGGGATTCGGTACTGAGGAGAAAGCTAATGGAACTCATCGGGGCCGCTGGAAGATGCAGGTCAACCATATGTTGACGTTCGCAATGGCGAAGAGCGCGGGTGCAACCACGATCCTGTACAACGGGAGCGGAGCTTGCCCTGACATGCCAGTCGTCATTGACATGCTGGAAGCGCAGTACAGTGAGTATATGGCACGAGGCGACACTACAGCCTCCTTTACTCACTTAGTGCTGTGTGACCCATTCATGCCACCGGCTTGGGTTGAGCCAGAGACCAAATCGGTCACTGTGACTTACCTGAGGTGCCCAGCTGAAAGTTTGCTGGAGGGTGGCAGTAGCATGTTCAGGATGCGTGACGGACACAAGAGTGACTTTGATAGGCCTGATGTACGCTGGGCCTGGGCTATGTTTTGTACGGCCGTTGGTCAAACTCATCTCACTAGAGCAGGGCGCCAAGAACTTTTGCGCGAGCTCCAGCTGATTGATAGACCAGAGGACGTGGCGCGGTGGGGTCTGGAAGGGCCAGTTATCACTGTGCTTAAACATATGCGTGTTAATCTGTTGATGAACACACCCGCTATCGATGACGCTGGTTTCGTGAGCATTGAGGGTAAGGGGGTCAACATACCTGCTGTGTATTTTACACAGTTGGGTGGTTCGATCTTCTACTTCGATGACCACAGAACTGCAGCCAGAGGTGACGGCCGGGATAGTCGTGCAGTGCACGTGGACAACCAGGAAACCATGTGGTTTTTGCAGAATTGCAAAACCATAGGCTACTGTGTAAAGTTCAAGCCCTCTTATGACAACAGGGCCAGGCGCACCAGGACAACTCAAGTGCTACAAGGAGAACAAATGATCCAAGCATTCGCGGCCCGAGGGTCGTACGAGGTGCGTATATTGCACATGTTTGGCACTCCTTGGGATCTGACTCGTGCGGATTTTGCGAGAGTTGAACCATTTAGTCAGGCTGACTATGACTCTGGAATCCACGGATGGATGAAATGCCGTGATATGGTGATCACCGTTGGTGAACAGAGAATGGAATTCGATGAAGCACTGTATGTGGCGTTATGGTTAATTGCTGCAGACTACATGAACCTCGGACAGGCAAAGGCGGCTGAGTACCTTAACAGGCTCACCGGACGATTGGGCATACTGCAAGCGTTTACAAATGCTTGACGGTTTTGCCCAGCCCCTGACGGCCGACCACCGTCAGTAAATACGCAAAATTCGGAAGATGGTTGCGGCGTTTATATGTTTCTGTTTTGTTTACTTTCCATATGTTTTATATTTGTATTTCCACACTTACCACTACAAAAAGGGTCTTACTTCAGGGGCG